CAGCTTTCTTTCGTTTTTAACGAAAACTTCCTAGTATATATACTACTTTTTGGATTCGCTTTTAAAAAGCTGACCCTCCCTATAGTAATATTTTTGAAACCTTTCTCCCTCCCTTGCACAGTTACTACAGTAGGGAGTGGATTCCAAGGTAACTGTAGCTACTTTATCACATTCTATACAATGATTAGGCATAGGCATTAGTTATACTCTCTATAGTTAAAGTCTTCGTCTGGAGATTTAACAAAAGTATTGCGTACATCGTCTTCTAATACCTTTAGATTAGCTTTAATAAGTGATACGGTTTGATTAATATTCTTTGGGCTAATATGATTAACCATCTCAAGTATACTTTGTGCATACTGTACCACTATTATTTTAAGTTGTTCCTCTCTTGCAGTCATTTAAAGTCCTCTTTTAGTTGTAGCATATCACAGAATACCAGAAATGGTATTGCTACATATGCATCTTTTTGATTTTTCTTAAAGACTATAGCTGGAGCAGTACAATCAGGCTTATTAGCCTCACATTGCTCTATTGCTCTCCACATTTGTAGTCTTTCTACATTCTTACATTCAAAACTATAAGGTAGTCTCTCCCTTGCTGCAGGAGATAAAACAATATCTTCACCAGTCATACCCATTGTTTGACTTTTGATATCGTCTTCTTGCAAACTATCGCAATATATCTCTCTAAGCATATCTCGTACATAATTTTGCAATCTCCTACCTTTAGCCTTACTGCTTCTTGCACTTCTCGCCATATCCAAACTCCTTTCGTAATTTTTTAAGTACTATAGATATTCTATCCATAGGATTTGGCAGTTCTTGTCCACATTCCTTGCAGACATTTAAAAAGGAGCCTCGTCGTCGTCTTGCTTCAGACATAATACCATAACCTCCTTGCCATACTCAATTTGCCTATAGAATTCTCCATCATATACTTTTCCATCGATATCAACTGTTCCTTTAAACATAGGTTCATTGTCCATATCTTCAGTGTATGCCGAGTTCTTCTGGAAGCGTGATTGGGTTATCATTAAGTAGTGCCCACCTCTTGAGACTTTTCGATCCCACTTCCCGCCTTGCGCACTTTTTGCATATCACCATTAGCTTGTAACCCGTTAAGTGTACTGCGTCCCCCACCCACAGATACGCCAATGTTTTCATCGGGAAATGTTGTGAGCACATCGAACACTGATGAATCATCTTTTTTCCTAGATACAATACCATCTTCTTCCTCTATCATACCCCATAAGAGCATTAAGTATACCATACAGTCCGTAATTCGACCTGTTACGTCCTCTCTTTGTGATTTATGACCCTTTACATAAGCAGCTATCCCATCGATGTGCTTAAGCATATAGGTCATAAGTACCTTCTTTCTATCTACTTCTAGTAGATTTCCAACTCTGTCAAAGTTAGCAAACACATTATCTTTATTATGTGCATACTCTTTTTGTCCAGCACTCCTCATACTACGTACTTCATCTAATATGTGTTGTGTTAGGTTATTCATTTCTTGCGTCGTCATTTTTTATTATCCTTACATTGTCAACCTTTAGCTGTACATTAAGATATTCTCTCTCCCTATTGGCTTCACATCTCAAATGTAAATATTCAAGCTCGCCACTTACTCTAGACTTTCTAGGTATTAAGGATAGTATCTTATTTGCGTTATAAGCTGTTCTGAATGAGCCTTTAGATGAAGCTATGCCCATCCCTTCACTCATAGCAGACTTACTTATTTCACTAACTGCAAATACTATAAGATTGTGTTTAACTGCTAATTCCATCATTGCCTGTGATGCTTCTTCTACTTGCATATTGGGATCTCTAAGATCACTCTGAAAGAGTCCCATATGATCTACAACAACTATTCTAGGCTTAGCAGGTAGCGTTATAACAGCCTTTTCTAGGTCTCTAGCTGGTATAGCTGAGAAATTAGTGGTTAGCCATTGAAAGTTCTTATCCTGGCCATTTTTAAGGCTACTATAGTGCTGTTTAAGGTCATTCTCCGACCAACCATTCTCTATCATTACAAATCTAGACCATATCTGTCTAGGTGACATCTCCATTTCTAAGAAGAATGTAGGCACCTTGAAGGAAGTCATCCAGTTTTGTAATAACATAGTCTTCATAGATTTAGGTGGTGCCTGTAGTATTACAACTTCTCCAGGATATACTGGAAAGTGTCCTCCATATAGAGATCCTATATCAATAGGTGTTACATCAGATTTATAGAACTCTATCAGGTTATTTTCCATATCTGAAGAGTCCATAATACTCTGACTTTTCTTATTTCTATATAGTCTACAAGTATTTCTACAATGATCATCCATTACAGGATCGCTACAGCCATATCTATTACCATCTCCATTATGTGCTTCATATGCAGATGTAACAATATTGTCTACTTCCTTTACAGGCAGTGGTTTTTCTTTGGTTGTAACTTGTTGTCTCCAATTCTCCATTATAAGCCTTACATAACTTTCTGGATATCTCCATCTAAACCATGATGAAAGTCTTAAAGCTGTCATATGACGCTTACCAACCCCACCAGATTCTAACATACTACTTATACATGGATATAATTGAGGATCAGACGATCTACCTTGAGATTCTATTTTAACAATAGATGTCTTCTTTTTATCTATTATGGTAACGTCAAATACTGGTGATATACATTCTAATACAAGATCATCTAAAGTATGTGGCTGTTTAGCATATTTTATTATGTCATCGACAGAAGCTTCAAGCATACCATTTTGTAACTGTACTTTATAACATCCACTTTTAGTATTTTTAGTATTAGGTATACGTATTAACCTTAGCTTGTCTGTTACTGAGGGATCAGCATATTCAAATATGCCATACTCTGTGAGTACTTGTTTTAGCTTTATATGTAAGTTCTTGTGAGGAATATACGTAAAAGCTGAGCTTGGTATATGTAAATGAAAGCCTGTACCACTAAAGAATGCCTTAAAGGGTATTCCATGGTCATCTAATAACAGTTTTAAACCTATAGCTTTTTGTTGAGCATCTTCTGGATTAGCCCCATCCACGTCCAGAATAAACTCTTCAGGTATATAAGCTTTCCCGTCATATCCAGCTAGTTTTTTGTTCTTGGCAAAGTAGTCTTTTACATCTTCATCATACTCATATAAAGACATATAGGTATCACTATCCATATTCATCCACTTACTTACACTGGATGCATCTTCAAAGTAATGCCTTCGACCTAAACCAAATGCAAATTCTCTAATCATTTTTTAACTCCGCATCTCTTATTTGTGCTGGACCATTTATTTCCAAAACAAGTCTAAGAGCTTGCAGCCATCCCTGCAATCGCTCTTCGTTTGTTGTAGCCCATGCGCTTTCTGTTTGTTTTAATAGCCTTTTGATTTGATTTTCACTTAACATTAAAAGAAGTCAAATAAGGCTCTTGTTAGCTCTTTTACGGCTATTTTAGGTAGATAGATAGGGTTCTTCTTATCATCTCCCGTAATAGCTATACCTGTAGCCGTACCAGTTATTGTGAAATAACTATCACTAGGCTTTTTGGCATCTATTGCATAAAGAGTTTCTTTCTTTTTATACTTCTTTTCTGGTTCTACACATTCTATTTGATCTACATTATCTAAACCTAGTGAAGATAATAAGTTATCTGTAGCTTTATTTCTTAAGTCTGAATGTGCTTCTACCCCATCATTGCATATATGCATTAAGTTATCTTTGTCAAACAATCTAAACTTGCTTTCTGCTGTACGCCAATGCAAACCTGTCGCATTACAGCCTCTATTACATTGTACCATTTCTTCTCCCTATAAAAAGTATATCATTATTGCCATAATAATCTTATCCAAGATCCATAGCATTATTAAAAGTGTAAGCTTTCCCTCGTTAGTCATAACATAGGGGGCCCGCTAATTGGACCCCCTGAGTGTTAGGAGATCAATTCCTAGAAAGGAATATCAGCTGTTTCGGTAGTACCATTAGTTGAAGGAGTAGTATCAGCATTATGTTTTGATACATATTCAGTGTAATACTGTTCTGCTCTCTTTTTCCAATAGCTTACATCATTTTCTGTAAACTTCTCTATGACATTCTCAAATTCAACTGGTGCCACTTGCTTTAAAGCTCGTGTATATTCACCATCTTTATGAAAGAATACATTAAGATGCTTACCTTTAAGATGACTAGTATCATCATCTATTTTTACAACAATATTACCATCAGGACCATCAAGGCCATCAGTAATACCTGCATTAGCAAAGCGAAAAAGTTGCCCAATAGCAAACTCTTCCCCATTTTTGCTTTTCTGTTCATATACTCGCATATTGAAGTTTTCTGGATAGCCATCAAAGAATACGTCTAAGTATCTCTTGCCTTCCCAGTCTCCATATTTAGCATCTGAAACAGTCAGTGTATGCCAACCAGTTGTAAAGTCAGTACCACCTTTTCTTACTGTTAGTGTTCTCATTTAGAACCTCCATTTACTAGTGTTTGCAAACTATATGTCTTACCAGATCCAGGTGAACCAATAACGAGGATTTTAGCTCCATCAAAGCCTTTTTCCTTAGCTGCAGCTATAACTGTAGCATAGTTCTGTTCTATTTCTGTATCTAATAAACCCGTTCTATCTTTAGCATGATCATATTTCTCACTGCGACCAGTAATCCAGCGATATTGTCTATCATTGCCAGATATATTAGTTTTAGTATAGAAAACAAAATCAAACCATTTACTGATATCGTCTTTGCTACTACCATCTATATAAGGTATAACCTTATTTCCATCGTCCATTGTCTGAACTTTAGAATGACAGTTACATATAACGACACCAGGTATTTTACTAATAAAGTCTAAGGCTCCGTCAAGCTTATTCTTAAGCTGTCCCCAACCTTGTAACTTCATTTTGCCATCTTTATCAGACAGCTGTCTCATGTACTTCTTCGAGAGTTCTGAGAATGTATCTAGAACAAGTGCATCCACTGCAGTACCATTTCGTGGTAATACAACGGTACGCTTTTCATCTATTTCTAGATTACCCACCATTATTTTTTCAGAAACCGTTTCCTGTTTATACAACTTAGCTATAGTATCTTGAAACTGATCCCATGAACCTGGTTGTAAGACGGGAAAGCCGAACTTTTTATGGATATATTCTCTGGATCCGAGAGTTTGAGAACCGTGTTCTAGGTCGAACATCAGTGTTTTCATGCGCATTTCTCTCCTTTTAGTGTGTGGTAAATATACCACTGTTATTACTATTAGTACAAGTAATTTTTATGAGCCCTCTCTGGTAATCTATCTTAGCATCACGAAAGGGCTCTTCTTTAAGTTAGTGCTCGGCTGGAACCGACATCCAAGGGAAGTACGCCCTATAATAGTTTGCCTTGTGCCTTCTGTATCTGCATTCCAGCCTGGAGCCTAATAAATTTGCGGGGGAGGACAAGAAAACAATAGTCAAACAACCTCCCCCTGAGGCTATCTCAAGTAGTCACACTAGAGATATAAGTGCTGCTTTTCCCGAAGGTAGGTGAGCCAACCTATAGCTTACTTAGCATCATAGTAGGAAAATGGAAACTAAAGTTACCATTCAGTGGAGCATTGGTTATGAACTTGCGAACGGAATTGGCAATAAAACTTCCACTCATATTGGAGCAGTAGCTAGTCGCCTTTGCGTTGCAAGGCTCCTCATCCCCTTGTTCATCTGAATACCAATGTTTCATATACTGTTGAAGTGTTGGCTTCGGTAGTATATATTGCTGATAGTGTTCAGCTCCCATTCTCCCGTCTATGATACATGTTGGCTTGGTAGTAGGATTAGAGCATATTGTTGTGACCGCTTCTAATCTCGACTTCATCGAGTCGAACCCAAGTATGACTATGTCATTATGA